ATGAATAAGACAGCACTCAAAAATTTTGCAATATGGGCAAGAAAAAAGCTCATATCCGATATTACATACAGCGCAGGACTGCTCGCCGTAAATGAGAACGGCATCGGCGAGCCGCTCCCGCAGTCCAGGAGCGATTTGCAGCTGTTCGATATCGGAACAAAGGATTACGCCGAGGTAAAGGGAGAGCGTATCTCGCAGCGTAACTCCCTTGTTTCTGCGATAAGGGCAAAGGCGGAGGAGCTGGACAACTACAAGGTTGCTTTCGAGTACATCGTCGAGGAAGTCGCCTATACCTGGTTCAACCGTATGATAGCTATTCGTTTCATGGAAGTGAACGGCTATCTGCCTATACGAGTGCTGTCCTCTGAATCCGGCAAGCATGAGCCGGATATAGTTACCACGCCATTTGACGCAGGACTTGAATTTACAGGCGAGGAAAGCGGCCGTATATATGAGCTCCGTGACAATAACAGGCTGGAAGAACTGTTCCGTATGCTGTTCATCAGGGAGTGCAACCACCTGCATGATATTCTGCCGGAGCTGTTTGAGGCTACGAATGACTACTCGGAACTCCTGCTCTCCCTGTCGTATACAGACAAGGACGGCGTTGTGTTCCATCTGGTGAACGATATTTCCGAGGACGATTTCAATATTGAGAAAGAGGGTCAGGTCGAGATAATCGGCTGGATGTACCAGTACTACAACACTGAACCGAAGGACAAGGTGTTTGCAGCTCTCAAAAAGAACGTCAAAATCACAAAGGAAAATATACCGGCTGCGACCCAGCTGTTTACGCCGCATTGGATAGTCCGCTACATGGTCGAGAACTCCCTCGGCAGACTGTGGATAGAGGGACACCCTGACGATGATCTGCGTCAGTGCTGGGAGTACTACCTTGACGAAGCGGAACAGGAGCCGCAGGTTCAGGCGCAGCTTGAAGAAATTCGTGCAGGGTGCAGGGAGATATCTCCGGAGGATATCCGCATAATAGACCCGTGCATGGGCTCGGGTCATATACTAGTGTACGCTTTTGACGTGCTCATGCAGATATACTCTGCACAGGGTTACTCCGAGCGTGACGCTGCGAAACTTATCGTGGAGAAGAATCTCTGGGGTCTGGATATTGTTAATTGACAAGGAAACAAGGGGACGCGAAATAAGGTGGAAGAAACCGAAAGAACCCGTCAATGACCGGGAGAAATGGCGTAACAGAGCCGTTTATAAGTGCAAAGGAATGCAAGTGAATAGAAAGAGCGCCGGGAGTGGTTGTCAATCACTTTCGGCGCTTTTTTGCTGTTAAACGGACGAAATGAGCTAACGGCTGGAAAAGTTTGCGGGGCGTTTAAAGAATTTAAAAGATGTGTTTAAACGGCTGTATAATGCGGTTTAAAGCTATCAACGTGATTTAAACGCGCTTTTAAAAAGATGTATTTTTAATACAAATTATGTAAATTGTAGCAAGGAACTCAAGGAACAAAAATAGCCCTGTCAAGGAAGCGGTTCCTTGACACAAAAAAACGGCGCAGAAACAATCAATCCGCGCCATTTTTTGTGCACTTTTTTATACTATTAAAAATGTGTTTTAGAAACTACTTCGGCAATGCCTATCACTTTTCCAAAACAAACTACAGTTTCGTGCTTACTGAGATCTATTGGCTTGTACTTTTTGTTGTAAGAAATCAAAAATCTTCCGCCGTATTCTTTAATGCAGACATTCCCGTCAATTAGGAAAATACCTACCTCTCCTTTGCGAACGCACGGGCAGGATTCTACTAGGACTATATCGCCGCTGTGAAATTCGTCCTCCATACTATCGCCGGAAATAGGAATAGCAAAGTCGGCAGCTAGTGCTTCCGGAGTGCTGCGGACGGTTATTGTTTCAGCGCTTGCTTCGTCAAGGTATAATCCTGTTCCAGCGCAAGCAGCACGGTTGTAGTATGTTTTGTCACAAGTACCGTTTAGGGGCAAGCATTTACCTATAACATCGTTCTGTTCAGTTTTATTCTCTTTTTCCTGTTCAGCAGCTCGTTCGGCAGCAAGCTCTGCAAGAGTTTCAGCTCGTTCCATTACTTTAGCTCTATCAATAAGCGACAATTTATCCAAAATATTAAGCATTTGAGTTTGTTCATTAGATAGTTGCGGCTGAGGCTCCAAACCCGTAAGCAGATAGTCCGTTGATACGTTTAAACGCACTGCCAGTCGAAGAACAATATCGCTATTAGGCGCAGCACCTTTTTTCCAGTTAGATATTGATCCTTTTGCTCCACCGCATTCCGCGACTAGCGGTGTAATTTTCACGCCTTTTTTATCGCAAATAGCCTTCAAGTTGTCATAAAACATACAAATGTCCTCCGAAATAGCTGTGCAAAACGCTGAAATTCATTTAAATGGGTTTTTCTATTGACAAACCCATTTAAATGAATTATAATATACTTGTACCCCGACAGGGGTATGCAAGGGCATACTGCCCCGAATACATTTTACCACAACGTGGCTAAAAAATCAACAGTAAGGAGGTTTTAAAATGCTGTTTAGCAATATTTTAAAGCGTAAGCGTGAAGAAAAAGGTCTTACGCAGGCGGAAGTTGCCGAGCGAATCGGAACGACACAGCAGAATATAGCAAGTTTTGAGAGCGGATACAAGGTGCCGTCGCTCAAAATAGTAGTCGCTGCCGCAGATTTCTTCCACTGCTCGGTAGACGAAATGATAGGGAGGGCTGTTTCATGACCGTAAACAAAAAGCTCATCTGCGAAAAGATGTGCGAACTGCTCCAGCTCACCGAGGTTGGTCAGCAGATCAAGCTCAAAAGCATTGACTACAATCCCGAAACTGGAGAAGTTGCTTCCAGCTACTACAGCGAGCATTTCGGTAGGGATTTTACAAGTTACATTGATGTATCAGAAGATAGTGGCGAAGCACTTATCAGACACATCATTTATGACCTGCTTGGTGATTGAGGAAAGGAGAAACTAGTATATGAGCATGAACAAAATGACCGCAGCAGTGACCGCCGCTCTGGAGAAGCTTGGCTATCGCCGGATCCGCGAACTGCAGATCACCTGCCCCACCCAGAACAGGGCGAACGTTTACCTGAACGACGAGTATTTCGGAGTATTCGACTTCGAACGCAACACCTTTGTAGACTGAGGCGAGCAATATGGAAAGTAAATCAGATTTTTCTAATCTGCTCAAAGACTACCGAAAAAGAATGGGCTTACACAAAAGGCATTTGCTTCGTTAGTCGGGCTGTCTTACGATACTATCATAGGCTATGAACACGGCAGGAGCAAGCCGTCACCTGTTGCACGGAAAAAAATTGCAGAGAAAACAGGTATTGAAATCGCGCTTATTCCTCAAGGAAAAAATGGTGCGAAAATAGACTATTCAGAACCTTTGACTGATGAAGAGCGCGAGTTCGCAGAAATCAACCATTCTGAAATATGGAAATTTCTCAGAATCAAGAGGTTATCGTTTGATGAATGGTATGATACTGTGGTTTTCGGATATCTCCGTGCAGTCAAAATTCGTTTTCTCAGACCAGACCTTAAAGAGGTGCCGTTTTCTTACATTGCATTTCGCAATATGGAATCAACGCTTTCCAACGAGAGACGGAAACAAACACGCCGTCCTAGGACTGTCAGTCTTTACAATAGCTGTTATTCCAACTCTGATAAGCCTATGATAGACGAAATGTGCAGTCCTTACGACAATATAAACACAGATTTTTAAGAGTTTTGCAATCGATTGCAAAACAGAACAGGAGTACACCATGATAAGAAACAACGACATAATCCAGGGCTACACCGTCCTGATGGTAGCTAACGGAATGATTCTTGCTCATTCCAAGACCGCCCCTGACCCCTACGTTGTATGGCATACCGCCGAGAACGGCAACGATGTGTACGACGGCAAGTACCTGCCGAACAAGGAGGACGCCGAGTGGGATTTCTGCACTAAGGCTTTCCCGTGGTTTGAGGATAACGCCCCCATAAACATCATTGAGGACAACGCAGCAGAAAAGATTGACAGTTTCAACTGGTACCTTGATGGTGCAAAGGAACGCGTGGAATCCTGCAGAAGCGTTCTGGACGAGATACAGGAGGCAATGGGCAATGCCTCTGCTCTGGTTGAGGACATGGTCGCAGAACACGAAAAGCTGGTCGGAAAGAAAGCAGCTCCGCAGGAGGAAAGCGACGATTCCAAAATCGACTATATTTCTGATTTTGATTTTGAAGAAACTACTAAAATTTCATCAGCTATCTCTGAACATCTTTCAAAGCTCAAAGACGAGTCAAAGTCAGAAAAGGAACCGCTATTAACTCAGAATTTTAGCGGACGAGGACACAGAGTTGTCCACGTTAAAATCAAAAAAGTAACCAAGTAGATGAAAACAGCCGAAACGAGCAGCCCGGCAGCGGGTTGTTCGTCCGCAGGGAATGACCGCCCTGCGCTGATGATGGCAGGTCGGAGCATAAAAAATAGAGCCTCGGCAGAAACGACTACACTTTGCACAACGTATCGCTTCTGCTGACCGCAAGGCTCCGTCTAAAGTATATCAGAGCATTAAGCTTTTGTCAAGTAAAATTCTTACAGAAAGGAGAGATCACTTTGACTTACCTATCAACGGCAGAGGTCGCGGAAATCAAGGGCTGCACACCCAGATACGTTCGTCAGCTCGTCCAGAACGGCAAGCTTATAGGCGAAACAAAGGATAACGCCGCGAACAACCGCACCGAATACATGATCCCGCTGACAGCGCTGCCGCAGGACTTACAGCTTAAATGGGAAAATCAGCAGCGCCGCTCGCTGGGTTTAGAGCCGGTTAAAAAGGCGGTTAAAGCGCCTTTAAAGACTGACAGCACACGCCTTACGTTGGACGATCTTACAGACAAGCAGCGCAGCGAGCTGTATCTCTGGACAGGAATCATCAAGGACTGGCTCACTATCCGGGACAGCTACGAGCAGTACAGCAAGGGCGAGATCGACGAGATGTTCGTTCAGGCGGCGCGGCTGAAATACCCTGACCTGGAGATAAGCACTGATATCCTCTACCGCAGGCTCAAGGCTTACCGGAACTCGGACATTTCCGGGCTTATCGACAAGAGGGGCGGCAGCAACAAGGGAACGACCGTCGTTCCGGAGTTCATGCTGAACGCGTTCAGCCGGTTCTACCTCGACCAGCAGTGCCTGCCTATAACGAGCTGCTACAAATTTACCCGGGACTGGGTGCAGGAACATTACCCGGAAAGCCTGCCGGATATGCCGTCGGAGCGCACGTTCCGCCGCCGCGCCGAGGATATTCCGTATGCGGTGCGAATGTACTTCCGCAACGGCGACAAGGCGTTTTCTGACAAGTGCCTGCCGTATGTCGAGCGACTTTACGACGATCTCCACGCAAACGATGTCTGGATAGCGGATAACCACACCTTTGATTTCTTCACCGCAGGAAAGGACGGCAAGGTTCGCCGACTGTACCTCACAGCGTTCCTTGACGCGAAATCCGGCGCTATGATGGGCTGGAATCTCACATACGCGCCCTCCGGCGACAGCACGCTGCTGGCGCTCCGGCATGGAATACTGAGGTGCGGAGTTCCGAAAGCAGTCTACTTCGACAACGGTTCCGAGTTCCTTGTATCGGATATCGGTGGACGCGGACACCGCCGCCGGAAAGACTGGAACAAGGATCCTCTGCCGCCGAACATCTTGCAGTTCCTCGGAATCGAAATGCACAACGCTATCGTCCGGAACGCAAAGGCGAAGCCCATCGAGCGCACGTTCTGCACTTTCAAGAATCAGTTTTCACGCTGCATTCCCACGTTCTGCGGCGGCACGATTCTGGAACGCCCGGAAAGCCTGAAATACAAGCTGAAGCACGGCATAATCCCGGAGGAAGAGCAGATACGGATAGCGCTGGATTCCTACATTGACGGCTGTTTCAACGCCGCTCCCTACGGCGGCAAGGAGCGCCGCTACAAGGGCATGAGGCGGTTTGAGGTCTGGAACAGCAGCATACAGGACACCGTATTCCGCACAGCGGACGAAGCTAACCTCTCAATGCTGCTGAAACGCGTCAGCAAGCCGCAGGCGGTCAACCGCAACGGCGTGTACATCAACTTCGCCGGAGAAAAGCTGTGGTACCGCGGCGCAGACACCGTGCTGCACATCGGCGAAAAGGTGTATGTGCGCTACGATCCGGCGGATCTCCGCAGCGTGCGCGTGTATGACATGGCTACGGACAAGTACCTCTGGACGTGGGATCTGGACGACGACCTCCTCGTTGACTACCTTACCAACCACCGCGAAGATATCGCCACCGCCGAGAAGCAGATCGCCGAGAGCAAGAAGCTCGTCCGGGAATACGGTCGCGGAATCCTCGACAGCGTGGACACAGACAAGCGTATCGACATTTTCGCCGCTATGGTCAAGAACTCCGTCGAGGGCAGCAAGGACATGGTATTCAAGAAACCCGCGAAATTCGTTCCGGTATTTTCCGAGGAGAAGCTGGAGAAATCCCCGGCGCTTGGGGATATCAGCGAGATCTCCGTCAATATTGATATTCTGGATAAGTTAAACGCAGCGGCGGCGAGCCGCAGAAAGGACTGACATCATGGCAGAACAGAAAATCATCAGGGAGCTTACGCCGAAGCAGCGCGAAGCCCTCGAAAAGATAACAACGACCGCCGCGGAGCTTGGAATCTCCGAAGCGAAGCTCTGCGAGCGCATAGGAATAACCGGCTCGGCGCTGTCGCAGATACGCAAGGGGTACTACGCCGGGAACTGGGACAATCAGTTCGAGAAGATATACGCCTACTTTGAGAACAAGGCGGCGGCTTCCGAGACCTACAGCGAGGTAGAATACGCGCCGACCTCGATTTCTACACTGGTTTACAAGACAGTGCGGAACACACAGCTCAAGGGCGGGTTCGCGTTCGTGACCGGGGACGCGGGAGTCGGCAAGACGAAGGCGCTCCACAAGTACATAGAGGATCACCCTCACGACAGCGTGATGATAACGATAAATCCCTGCACCAAGAGCACAAAGGCAGTGCTGAAACTGCTGGCTCTGAACCTGGGAGTTCCGGTCACACAGTCCCGGGACGACCTGTGGATGAGCATTGCGGCGAAGCTACACGACGGAATGGTCGTTGCAGTGGACGAAGCGCAGCTTCTGACCTACGGCAGTATCGAAACGCTGCGTTCGTTCGCGGATTTCTTTGCTGAGCGCCGCCAGACCCTCGGCGTTGTTCTGGTCGGGAATCAGGGGATACGGGAGAAAATCGAGGGCAAGTCCCGGGAGCAGTACCGTCAGGTCGCGAACCGCGCATGGCAGCGGCAGCAGATAAGCACCGGGGACGTTCAGCCCGAGGATATCAAAATGCTGTTCCCGGTGCTTGAAGGCAGGGAGCAGGAGCTGACGCTCCTCTACAAGGTAGCCCAGACCGCCGAGGGAATACGCGGAGCAGTCCGGCTGTTCGGGAACGCCTTTGACTCCGGCGACTACGACTTTAACGGGATAGTCCGCATGGCGAAGATGATGCACCTTGACCTCAAGGGCGCGGAAAAGGCGGTGCGGGCATGAAGCACGGAAAGAATCCCACCCGCCGCCAGAAGCAGAGATTGCTTCCATCAGGCTGAATCCGGAAAACTGGCTCGTCTGCAAGGACACCCCGGACGAGCTGGTGCTGGAACACAAGATAAGCGGTAACATCAAGCGGATAAGAAAGGAATTACTGAAATGAAAATCGAATACATGCTTGCGTTCCTCGGCGGCGTTGAGCTGATGGCGCTCGCTAACGCGCTTTCACTGGGACTGCTGCCCTGTCGGCTTCTTGGACTGATATTCATGCTCGCAGCGCTGGTTGCGGCGGCTCTGCTCGGATATTCCGCCTGCTACAAGCACCTGCGAAAAGCCGTTGACCGCCGGTCTTACCATGAGGGCGTGTGCAAGGGCATACGGATCGGACGTGCGGAACGGCAGTCCGAGGTGCAGAGATTTCTTGAGGATTGATATTTTTGGGGGCTTAGTCCCCCGCCTTAATGCGGCTCCATACGGAACGGTTGCAAGCCCGATAACGCAGAGCAAGGAAAAATATAAGGAGGATTTTTATGGACAAGGAAGCACAGAAAAGATTAGCGGACGATTTTGTCGAGGTGCTTCGCACGACGAACAGGGACGGTATTGAGGAGCTTATCCGCTATCTTCAGGAGGAGACAGACTTCTTTACTGCCCCGGCAAGCGCAAAATATCACGGGGCATTCGAGAGCGGACTGCTTATGCACAGCATAAATGTTTGCGCTGAACTCAATCTCGACCCGAACAGCAAGGTTTATCCGTCTGAAACTATCATCATCGTTGCGCTGCTGCACGACATCTGCAAGGCGAACTGCTACCGAACGGAAAAGCGGAACGTCAAGGAGAACGGCGCGTGGGTCGAGAAGCAGGTCTATGTTTTCGACGATGAGTTTCCGCTCGGTCACGGCGAAAAATCGCTGTACCTTGCAAGCAAGTTTATCAAGCTGTCGGACGAGGAAGCCGCAGCTATCCGCTGGCACATGGGAGCATTCGATAATGCGTTCCGAGGCGGCGACCGGGGACTGAATGCCGCTTATGAGAAGTATCCTCTGGCGGTTCTGCTCCATATGGCGGATATGAGGGCTACTTACCTTGTGGAACGGGGTGATGACCATGACAGATGAAGAATGGGAGAAAGTCGAGAAATCCCTGTCTAGACCGTATGGACACGCGAAATTTATGATAGACGGATACACCGTTGATATCGCGGTTCAGCCTGAAAAGAAACTAAAATATGTGCTGACGGTGTATGTAAACAAGAAATGTGCATTATACACTTGCGTCAACGACTGTGATATTCGCAGCAGGTTTTATTATCCGTCAAAGCATTCGTGCCTTTCTGCGGCTGACAAGCAAAAGCTGAAAAAAGTTTCGAAAGCCAGACGGGAAAGCATAACACAAATGGCGGCATACACCGCATATTCACCATTCTGGGGAAGTTTTTCACGAATGAAAGCACACTTTATCCGCAACAATCAGTCTATAAGACTTATTAAATGTTAGATGTATACCCGGGGGCATAGTCCCCCGCCTTAATGCGGCTTCCGGCAGCGGAAACGGTTGCAAGCCCGTGCGAACGCAGAGCAGGGATTACGCTGGGTACACCCGGCAGAAAGGAGAGTGATTGCATGAAATTCAAGCTTTACGACTACGAAAACGACCGTTCCACGGACATCGAACTGACCCCATCGCAGTGGAAAGAACTTCAGGCGTTCCTGAAAGAGCTGAAAAATCCGCCCACACACGACTACAAGGCGGTTCTCGACAGTTTCAACCGGATATGCTCGAAGCTTCCCCCGGCGACGCGGCTGACTGACAAGCGCAGGCGCGCTATCGTCAAGGCGCAGAAGGACGGCTACAATCTGGAACAGGTGTTCCGGACAGCCGCTCAGAGCGTATTCCTCTGCGGGCGGAACTCCCGCGGCTGGCGGGCAAGCTTCGACTGGATAATGCAGCCGGGCAACCTCGTAAAGGTCGCCGAGGGGCAGTATTCGGACAGCGTTCCAGCGCCCGCGCCGTCAGCGCCGCCGATGTCAGGCAATCCGTTTGACGACTATGGATAAGGTGAACGGCGCGGCATTCGTGAAATCGCTGGCAGCGGCGCACATGCAGAGCAATCCCCCGCTGGAGGGCGACTACATCGACGAGGACGGTCTGCTCCGCTGCGGAAAGTGCGGCGGCTTTAAGCGCAGCCGCATTGAGGTCAGCGGCGAGGAGATAATCGTGCCGGTCTGGTGCGAATGCATGACCCGCGCCAAAGAGGAAGAAAAGAAACGCAGCGAAACGATCCTGGCGAACATGCGTGCTAACGAGCTTCGCCGGCTGTCGCTTATGGACAACTCACTGTCGGCGGTGCGGTTCACTACTGCTGACAAGTCAGGCGAGAACGCCCGCAGCGTGGAGATATGCCGCAGATACGCCGCGAAATTCCAGCAGATGAAGCAGGACAACCGCGGTCTGCTGCTGTTCGGCGGCGTGGGTACTGGCAAGACCTACACGGCAGCGTGCATTGCGAACGAACTATTGGCGCAGGGAGTGTCGGTCGTTATGACCTCGCTTGTCAAGCTCATCGAAAACGGTATAAGCGACCTTTGCAGCCGCCTGTCGGCAATAGACCTGCTTATCCTGGACGACCTGGGCGCGGAGCGCTCCACTGATTACGCTCTGGAGCAGGTCTACAACATCGTGGACAGCCGCTACCGCGCGGGACTGCCGGTGATCTACACCACGAATCTCACGCTGGAAGAACTGAAAAATCCCGCAGACATGCGATACGCGCGGATATACGACCGCGTGCTTGAGAAGTGTTTTCCGGTGGAGTTCCGGGGCGTTTCCCGCCGGAAACACGGCGCGCGTCAGGGGTTCGACGATATGATGGCGCTGCTCGGCGTGGATGACACTACTTAAACATCATTTAAAGGAGGATAAAACAGCATGGAAATTAAATTTAAAAAGCTTACCAAGTCCCGCGGACTGACTATCCCGCGCGACATGGCGGAGCACCTCGACCTTGACGCCGGAACTGCGGTCGACCTTACCGCCTCGGCTGACGGGAAACTCATCATCACAAAACATGTTGATACCTGCCGTTTCTGCGGCGGTGCGGAAAAGGTCAAGCAGTTCGGAGGTATATTCTGCTGTCCGCTGTGCGCCACAAAGCTTTATCAGGAGGTAACGGCAGATGAGTGATATAATTGACAAGGTTCGTGAACTCAGCCGTATCAAGGCGGATATTGCAAAGCTCAACGACCGCCGGAAAGAGCTTGAAGCGTATTTTCTGGAGCGCGGCGGCGATGATGTAGTTGACACAAAGTTCAAGTCCACCGTGTACGCCGATCCGGATTCTCAGGCGGCAGTCACCTACACCGAGGCGCAGGCGCTGACAATAGTTTACCCGCATTACCTTAAAGAAACGCTGGGGGCGATGTTTCCGGATATCTTTGAGGAAGCCGTCAAAACCGAGGTCAAGCCGAAGAACAAGGATATCGAGCGCATGCTCATCGGAATGTTCACCGGGAATTACACCAGGTCAACGCCGGAGGAGATAATTGCACAGCTCCCTTGCGGAGATAAGGCGAAATCCGCGCTTGCGAAGAAACTCAAAGGTGCGAAGTTTGAGACTGACCGCGACAACCTCATGAAAATCGGTGGGTTTTCGGAGCAGGACGCCGGAGATTACGCCTACTTGTACGCCGAGGCGGCGGTCTGGCAGACGTTCCGGAGCGTTGCGGAGATGTCCGGCGCAGACGAAGCACGGCTGCTCCGCTGTATCAATCTCGGCGTTGCGGTGGACAGTTCCACCAAGATCGCGGTGACCTGATGGCTACCAAGGAACAGATCCGGCGGATATATGCCCTCGGCGCTGCCGCCGGACTGCTCGACCGGAGCGCCGGGAACGACGACAACCTCCATCTTTGGGTAAAGCAGTTTTCGCTTAAAGACCACATCTCGGAACTGACCGAGCAGCAGGCGGATTTCATCATCAGGCGGCTGGAGGAATACCGCTCGCAGGTCGCGCCGCTGCCGGAACTCATTACAGAGGAACAGCAGAATATGTGCTTCAAGCTGATGTACCGGATAGCCGAGATTTCTCCGTCGGACATCAAGCCCCGGGAACGGTTGAGGGGTGTAATATCCAAGGTGACCGGCAGAGAAATCCGCCCGGACAGGGATATTTTCAGCCGTGTAACCCGGGCAGAGGGTTCGGAGATAATTGAAATGCTCAAGCGGATACTCCGCTCAGAGCAGAATAAACTGAAAAGGAGTGATAAGCATGGGACTTGCAATGCTGGTAAAGAAGAGCCACCTTAACGCCGACCAGCAGGAGGTGGCTGACATCATCGGGCTGGAAAACTACCAGGCGCTGGTGGATACATTCGGCGGTTCACAGATCTGGATACCGAAAGCGCGATCGCTGGTGTCGTCCCCGGAAATTTCTACGTATATCCGGTCAAGGCGGCAGAACGGCGACACTCCGGAGCAGATAGCCCGGGAACTGGAGCTTCCGGTGTCGGAGGTAAGACGGCTTTCAAAGTGATTTATGGCTCATCGCAAACGCGGTGAGCCGTTTTTTTATGTCGTTTCGCTTTGTGATTTCGCTTTTTACAAAGATACATTTTTATAGTATAATATGCGTAGCAAAAATAACATTTTAAAGAGGTGATACCGTGGATTTCGACACAATCTATAATATGATACTTACCGTCGGCATGGGCGCGATAACGTTCTTCCTCAAACGCAGCTTCGACAAGCTGGACAGCCGTGCGAGCCACTCCGATGTAGAGGAGCTTAAAAACAAGCTTGCCAGCCGCGCAAGCCGCTCCGATGTTGATGAACTCAAAGACAAGCTTGAAAGCGCCGACGAAAAGTACGCCAGCAAATCCGAGCTTAACGAGCTGAAAAAATCCATTGAGAAAATCGAGAACAACATAGATTTCCTCAAGGAAAACACCGTGCGGAACTCCGATTTTATCCGCACCATGACGCGGCTTGAAACAAAGATTGACGATCTCAAAAGGGAGTGATATAGATGGACATGGAAAGAGTACACCGCGAGAAATTCTGCGACAACAACGCCCGGGTGCTTCGGGCTATAAATACGCTGCGGACAAAATACGTCCGCATACGTGAGCTGGAATACGGTCTGGAGGTCGATGTGAGCGCTCCGGAGATAGCTGACTGCGTGAATTATCTGAACGAGGGCGGCTACATAAAGCTCCGTGACGTGGAGTTCCACAATGAAGTAGCCGACCTCGCCGACGCGGAACTGCACAGCCTTGAGGCTAAGCTTACCGCAAAGGGTATAGCATTCCTGAACGGCAAAATTTCCGATCCGTGCATAAGGCGGTGAGCCATGAAACGTAAGCACAGCAAGATAGACAAGCTGCCGTCTGACATCAAGGAAGCGGTCGAGCAGATGATCCTCGGAGATTACACCTACCGGGACGTATGCGATTTTGTCCGGGACACTGCCAATGTCACGCTGTCCGAGGCGGCTGTCTGCCGGTACGCGCAGGGGCTGAACGCCAGCGTTCAGGAGATTCGCCTTGCAAGCGAGAACATGCGCGCTCTGACCGAGGAAATGCAGAAGTTCCCGCAGCTCGACACCACCGAGGGAATCGCCCGGCTGATATCCCACAAGGTATTGCAGGCAGTCCAGCAGATGGACGAAATCGCGCTGAAAGAAGCCGACCCGCTCAAGCTCATCGAAAAGGCAACGGCGCTGATCCGAGCGGTGAGCCTGAAAAATTCCACGGATATCAAGACGGCGAACCTGAAAAATGTGGCGTTCGAAAGCTTTAAAGAGGATATTTTCGACGCTATGGCAAAGGAGAATCCGGAACTGTACCGCTCGCTGGTGCAGTTCATCAACAGCAAATCGCAGGAGGAATAATGTACGTTATATATTGTCAGTCCGGCAAGGAGATGGCGGTCGTCCGGCAGCTTGCCGAAAAGAAAATCACGGCGTATGCTCCACGCCGGCTGGTTCAGGAGCGCCACCGCCGCAGGTGGGTACAGCGCGAAGTGCTGCTGTTCAGCGGATATGTGTTCCTCGACGCGGAGCTGACCCCGGACATCTGGCAGGCGGTCAAGTTCTGCTATGGAACGCTGCGGATACTCAGCCGCTCGCAGCTCAGCCAGACCGAGGAGGAATATATCAGATTCCTCTGCAATGACGGTCACGCGCTGGGAATAAGCCGCGGCTATGTTTCCGGCGGCGCGCTGCATATCACGGACGGCTTCCTGAAACGCTTCCAGCATAAGATAATTCGATTTAACCGGCGCGGCAAACGCGCTGTGGCGGACGTTACAATCTACGGCAGGCACTACGAGGTTATCCTCGGCTGCGAGATAGAAAGTCAGCCTGCGGTTCCGTCGATAAGCTCCGGAACTGCGAAGAATATCTCCTGATATCTGCGGAACATGTTCCGAACGGACAGGGCGAAGCTATATCATCATGATTTCGGGCGGGTGTTTAAAGTGCCCGCCTGAAATCGTCTGTGAGCGCCGCGCACATTTCAGAGGATAGTTTCCCCGCCCTTGGGCAAATCGCGAATTTAAACGCAAATTAAGCGCATTTAAACATATGTGAAAGAGGTGACAGCATGAGCAGGAAGAAAAAGAGCATAGCAGCCCTCGGCGCTGCCATTGCCGAGCGCGAAAAAAATAGCACAGACCAGACCTCCGCAGTGCAGCAGCTTGTGGAGGCTTACTTGTCCACAAATAATGAGGCTAAGCGCGCTAAGAAGATAGCCGAGATAAAATCCCGCTGCGGCGGTCTGAACGAACTCCTGTCCCAGAATAGCGAGCTGCTGACCGCCGAGGTGGAGCAGGCGCTCCTGCGCGCGGCGACCGGCTACACTGTCACCGACCGCACTATTAAATATGTGAACGGCGTAAAGACCGTGGAAACAAAGGAACGCCACATTCCGCCGTCCCAGCCAGCTATTGAATTCTACCTTATTAATAAAAAGGGCGAGGATTACAGCCGAAACGGCGGCGGTTCGGGCAATGCTGACGGCGCGCTGGCGGATATTCTGGAGGCTTTAAAAAATGGGTAAAGTCACATTCACGAAAAAGCAGAACGACCTCATGCGGCTGTTCAAGCGGAACAAGCTTCCCCGCCTGACTGTTCTGCAGGGTTCGGTGCGTTCCGGCAAGACATGGATATCGCTGATTCTCTGGGCGCTGTGGGTGGCTACCCGCCCGCGGGATTATCTGTACATGATGACAGCAAAATCGCTTCAGACCCTGAAGCGCAACTGCCTGCTGCCACTTCAGGAGCTTATCGGCGAAAGAAATTTTACATTCTCGCTCTCCGCAAAGGAGGGCGTTCTTTTTGGACGGAAGATAATGCTGGAGGGCGCGAACGACGCGCGTTCCGAGAATAAGATCCGAGGAATCACGCTGGGCGGCGCTTACTGCGACGAGCTTACGCTGTTCCCGGAGGATTTCTTCGTAATGCTGCTGTCACGTTTGTCCGCGCCCGGTGCAAAGCTGTTCGCGACTACCAACCCGGACACGCCTACCCATTGGCTAAAGAAAAAGTACCTCGATAACGAGTCTCTTGCGGACGACCTGCTGAACATCTTTTTCGGTATTGACGATAATACAACACTCCCAGCCGACTACGTTTCCGCGCTGAAAAAGGAGTACACCGGAGTGTTCTACGACCGGTTCATTCTCGGAAAGTGGGTAGTCGCGGCGGGCGCTATTTACCGGGTATTCTCGGACAATATTCCCGCGTTCGCAGCGCCGGAACCGCTCCCACGTCTGGACATGATAAACGTCGGCGTGGACTGGGGCGGCAACGGCTCGGCTCATGCTATGGTCGCGACCGGAATGACCTACAATTACGAAAAGCTCGTCGCCCTGCGGAGCGAGCGCGTTCCCGCCACCGGACTGACCCCGCAGCAGATATACAAGCGTATCTATGAGTTCTGCGAGGGCGTTCAGCGGGATTTCGGCAAGGTTGAGGACATCTACGCCGACAGCGCCGAGCAGACGCTGATTTCCGGCTTGCGGGAATACATAAAGCCGCTCGACCTGACTGTGAAGAACTCCATGAAACGCCCGATAATCGACCGAATCCGCGCAACGACCATGCTTATGGGCGGCGAACGGTTTCTCATGACTTCGGATTGCGAAACGCTGCGGGACGCGTTCCAGGGCGCGGTGTACGACGACAAGGTGGTCGGCGAGGATATCCGGCTGGATAACGGCACCTCGGATATTGATACGCTGGACGCATTCGAGTACAGCTTCGAACGGTATATTCCGCGGCTCATAAGGAGAGATTAATGAACGTTTTAAACGCGCTTAAAGGCTTATTTAAAGGGAAAGGAGGAGCAAGCGTGGACGATTTTAATATTACAGAATCAGCGGTAAGCTCGACCATGCGCTCCGCGACTTCCCTCTGGTGGGACGCGTTTCAGGGACAGCTTCCGTTCGCGCAGACCCACAAGAATTTCAAGCCGCTGCCGGTGGCTTATACTTCTACCGCGTATCTGGCGCAGCTCGTCACCGGGGAAATCAAGTTTGAAATCGCGGACGAGGAGCTGAACAAGCATGTCCAGAAGAATCTCCTGCCGAACCTCGACAGGATAGTTCAGCAGACCCTTGTCGGCGGCTACACGGTGATTAAACCGTATTTCGTGCAGTCCGGCGAAATGTTCTTCGATTCCGGCACCAGCCGTGACTTCCTGCCGATGGCTCTGGACGAGAATGGGCACATCACCGAGGGCGTATTTTTCGAGCGTATACGGTACCGCGGCAAAATCTACGAGCGCCGGGAACATCACACATTCCAGAACGGCGTGCATACCGTCCGGAACACGGCGTATCTCTACGGCACAAAGCACGCTGTGGAGCTTGCGACCGTGCCGAAATGGGCGGTTCTGCTTCCGGAAGGACGGATTCTCTCAGATATTCCGATGATAGCGACATTCCGCACGCCCTACGCGAACAACATCGACCTCGACAGCGAACTTCCGATAAGCATTTTCGCGAACTCTCTCGGCACGCTGCATGAGATAGACGAGGCGCATTCCGAGTATTGCGCGGAATTTAAGAAGATGTCCGCAAAGGTATTCGCCGACCGCACCGTTTTAAAGGAAAACAGCGGTATTCCCGACGATTACTTTGTAGGGATAAGCGGCGACGGTACCTCCACAATGGAACAGCAGATAATGGCTTATGCTCCGCAGATACGCGAGACCGAGCACAGCGCCAAAATCAACAAGGAGCTGCGGTTCTACGAAACGCAGATAGGCGTAAGCTCCGGAACGTTCTCGTTCGATACGCAGAAAGGACTTGTCACCGCAACGCAGGTGCTGTCCGAGGACAGAACTACATACAACACGGTCTGCCAGATTCAGCGGCAGCTGCGCCCGGTACTGCAGGCGCTCAGTCAAATCATTGTCACGCTGGCGCGGTTCTACGGCGTGGAGTGCGAGGACGGCGAGTGCGCAATAGAGTTCGGCGACAGCGTGTTCGAGGACACTGGCACTGAGTTTAACCGCCGCTTCCAGATGGTTCAGGCGGGACTGCTCAAAGCCGAGGACTTCAATGCGTGGTACTTCGGCGTTCCTACGGAGCGGGCGCGTGAAATGCTCCCGCCTATGACTGAAGCCTTTGGGGGTGAATAAATGCTCACTCCGGAACAGCTTCAGAATCTGCCGCAGGAGCTGACCGATCTTTACGACCAGCTTTCCGAGTTTATCCTCCGGGACATAGCCCGGCGCATTGCAAAGGGCGCACAAATAACCGATACGGCTGAATACCAGCTTTACCGAGCGCGGAGCCTTGGACTTTCCACGGACGAAATCGCCGCGAAAATCGCCGAGATAAACGGCAGTTCCGCTGCGGAGATCAACCGGCTTATCCGTGAGGCTGCGGCACAGTCCGACGAGTTCGACCGGAAAATGCTTGGAGCCGACAAGGGCGCGGCTGTTCCGCTGGAAGAAAACGCACAGCTCCAGAAGCTCATTTCCGCGCAGATAGCGGAGACCGCCGGAAAATGCGAGAACCTCACAAACACGATGGGGTTCGCCGACCACGATTTCCTCGGGCGCGTGTATTACCTTTCCATGACTGATATGTACCGCCGGGAGATGGATTCCGCGCACATGAAGGTCGTGACCGGAGCAACGGACTACATGACCGCGATCCGGCAGGCTTGCAATAAACTTGCGGCGAGCGGCGTGCGAACCATAGATTATGAGAGCGGGCGCTCCGACCGTATCGAAGTCGCGGCGCGGAGAGCAATCCTTACTAGCGTGGCGCATGTCACGCACCGGATATCCGAGCAGAACGGCGAGGAGCTGGGCGCGGACGGCTGGGAGATGTCGGCGCACTCTGGTTCGCGACCGTCCCACGCAGTTTATCAGGGGCGGCAGTACACGCAGGAACAGTATGAGCGGATAATCAAGCCGCTCATCAGCGAGCCGAACTGCCGCCATGATGTGTTCCCGATAATCCTCGGCGTGTCCGAGCCAGTTTACACCGAGGAGGAACTCCAGAACATAGATCAGCCGCCGTTCACCTATGAGGGGCGTAAATACACAGCTTATGAGGCGTCACAGCAGATGAGGAAGATGGAGCGCGCCATGCGAAAGCAGAAAGATCGCTGTATTGTCGCCGACGCTGCCGGGGACGAGGAGAGTTTCACCGCTGCGAGCATTAAGCTCCGGCGGCAGAAGGATATCTATGAGGATTTCTGCAAGGCTGCTGACAGCTACACGCAGTATGAGCGGACTTACGTCGCCGGGTATGACCGCAGACTTGCGGGCAAGACCGGGGCGATTACGCGGAAACAGCGGGAGTTTGAAAAGGCGCAGCTTAAACTTGACAATTCCATTGAAAGTTCGTATAATTATATGGGAACTGAACATTTGTTTGCTTCTCATTATTCTGATGGCAAGCTGGATTTGAAATCCGCAAGGCGTGAATATGATACGTTTCTCAATAGTGATGTGCCTAGGAATCATATGAAGTTACTAAAGCAGTACAGCTACGGTGCTAAGTATCTTGAAACTGACAACGAAAACATTACAATGGGATATGCTTCAAATATTGATGCGTTTGTGTTCAATCCAACAAATCCTCAGCTCAAAAACTACGATTTGAATATGAGTTTGACCCATGAGATTGCTCATAGGATAGATAACAAGATGTTTAAATCGGATAAACGTCAAGCATTCACGGAAGCAATTTTAAAGTATGAAGATACATTAGACCGTAAATCTGTTGCCGAAATAATCAACAACTCTGATACCCTATCTCAAAATGCTCCTCTTCAGGATATTATGAGCGCAGTGACCGGAGGACATATTCCTCTGGCGGCCGGGCATGAATCTGATTATTGGAATAGGCAGGGTAAAAAGCAAAGAGAAATTTTTGCTAACATGTTTACGCTTGAATGTTTCAACGATACAGAGGCTCTTGGCTTTGTAAAAGAAACGCTTCCTGACATTTATAACACTTACATATCAATGACAGCTAAAAAACTTGGGAGGGATATAGATGGTATTACCGGTAACTGACGTAAAGGTTATTTCTAAAGCAGAGACCAGAAAGCTAGTCATGCAATACTACAATAAATTTGGCAAAGCAGCTCCTCCCTACAATCCGGAAACCTACGGCACAGCCGAAGCCTACGTTGAAAAACTGAAACAATGGGTGCAGGCTGATAAGCCTGTTTCATAAATAACGATATGCACTCCCAGCAATGGGGGTGCAATTTTATACCCATTTTACGAAAGGAGTTCCCATGATCCAGAACAACCGATACTGCAAAGCGAAGCAGGCGGCGATGATCGCGGACGCAACGCGAAAGCGCCAGCGCTGCAATCAGCGCGATCCGCCCCGGTACGTCAGCAGCTACACATACCACATAGTCATGCTACCCTTACTAAGGGTACATTTTTTTACCTGTTTTTAAGGAGGATTTTTATGGATAAGTTAAAGGTACTTTTCCAGAAGCTCGGAATAGAGCTTACCGCAGACCAGACCAAGCAGATAGGCGAGGTAATGAGCAAGGAGTTCGTCCCCGCTGCCGAAGCCGCAGCCGACAAGACTAAGCTTGATGAGCTTACCAAGCAGCTTGCCGCCCGCGACAAGGATCTCGCAAAGCTCAAGGCGGATAACAAGTCCGAGGAGCTTCAGAAGCAGCTCGACGAGTTGAACGCAAAGTACAAGCAGGACACCGACGACCTCAACGCTAAGCTGTCCGCGCAGCAGGCGGATTTCGCCGCAGAGAAGCTGTTCGGCGGCTACAAGTTCGCAAGTGACCGCGTCCGCAAGTCCGTTCTGGACGAATTCAAGGGCAAGGGCTTCAAGCTGGAGAACGGCGAGTTCGTCGGCGGCAAGGAGTACCTCGAGGGGCTGAAGCAGTCTGAGCCGTCTGTGTTCGCAGCGGAACAGAAGCCCGGGCTGTTCATGGGCAGTACGCAGAGCAACGTCAGCGCCAGCGCAAACAACCTTGAGGAACAGATTTTCGCCGGAATCGGCGTAAAGAAGTAAAGGAGGACACCATAATGGCAATCAATACGATAGAAGCGGCAAAGATATTCCAGACCGCACTCGACCTGCAGATGATGCAGGGAGCAACTTCCGGCTGGATGGAGGACAACGCCGGACAGACCAAGTATTCCGGCGGTAATGAAGTCAAGATCCCGAAGATGTCGCTCAGCGGTCTTGGCAAGTACAACCGCGACAGCGGCTACGTTCAGGGCGCTATCACCTATTCATACGAGACCAGAACCCTGACCCAGGACAGAGGCAGAAAGTTCCTGCTCGACAAGATGGACGTTGACGAGACAAACTTCGTTGCAAGCGCTTCCGCTGTAATGAGCGAGTTCCAGCGCACAAAGGTAATTCCGGAAGTGGACGCTTACCGCTACAGCAGGATCTACGCTCTGGCAAAGGATAACTACGGCAGGACTTACACCCCGGCGGCAAGCACCATCCTGTCCACGCTTTCCGCTGATATAACAGCGGCGCAGGACGCCACCGGAGCTGACGACCTTGTGATCATCATGCCTATCACTGTTTCGGATATGCTGAACAACAGCGAAAAGATAACCAAGTACATTAACGCCGGAGATTTCAAGCAGGGCAGCCTTGACCTCAAGGTGAGGTACTTCAACGGCATTCCTATCATTCCGGTTCCCTCTGCGAGAATGAAAACCGCCTACACCTTCAACGACGGCACGACCGGCGGTCAGGAAGCCGGCGGTTTCACTCCTGCCGCAAAGGCGACCCAGATAAACTGGATAATCTGCCCGAAGTCCGCGCCGATAGCCGTTTCCAAGACGGATAATTTTAAGATCATCGACCCGGACGCTAACCAGTCCGCTGACGCATGGCTCATTGCATACCGCAAGTTCCACGACCTCTGGATAAAGGACAACATGCTGCCCTCTATCCGCGTGTGCGCGGTAGCTAAAACATGAGTTACGCTGACTACGCCTACTACACCGACAGCTACGGCGGCAAGGCGGTAAGTCAGGAGGATTTCCTCCGGCTTGCCGCCAAAGCCTCCGCGTATCTCGATAACCTGACGTTCGGGCGCGCCGCCGGGAACGCCGACGATGAACGGCTGAAAATGTGCTGCTGCGAGCTTTGCGACAGCCTGCTGCTTACAGATGGCAACGGTGGCATGGTGAAGCAGTCCGAAAGCGTGGGGAGCTGGAGTTACACACTGGCGAGCAGTTCCGAGGGAACATCTGAATCCGTCATGGTTCGCGCGATTTGCCGCGCGTGGCTACCTGCGGAGTGGCTTTACAGAGGGGTGGCGCGGGAATGAGGTTTACAGAAACCATCACGGTCTACAACAAGATCCCGCAGCAGGGGCGCGAATCGGAGAAGCTCCGCCGCACGGTAGTTCACGGAGCATTCTGGGACTACACGACCGGAGCCGCGTTCGGCAAATCAGGAAAGGACGACAGCGACAGCATTATGGTCATGATTCCGGATATGCCTGCTCTTGTGCCGGCAGCGGAATGGTTCCGGAGCGGCTGCCCCGAAGATAAGTTCACGCTTTCCCCCGGCGACATAATCGCCCGGGGCGAATGTGGAAATATCTCAAGCGCAGCGGAACTTGAACGGCAGCACACCGAAAAATTGATAATCACAGCGGTTCGTGACTGCCGGTTCGGTTCCGCAAGTTTGAGACATTGGGAAGCTTCCGGAAAGTAGGTGATTCGATGAAAATTACTACCGAACGAGGGGTATTGTTCACTACTGCCAGTGGCAAGTCTATTCTTCGCTGGAACGGCGGTAAGCCACCCACCGAGGAGGGTTTTAACCAACTCCAGATTTTCATTGACAACACAGTCGTCCGGCATATGGATCCATACGTCACTATGCGTACCGGAATGCTGAAGAAATCCGTTATCCTCGGTTCCCGCATGGGCAGCGGCGAGCTGGTGTTTATCGCGCCGTATGCTCATAAGCAGTACTACCGCAACGGAAAGCTCAAGGGAAAGCGCGGTTCGCGGTGGTTCCACCGTATGTGGGCGGCGCTTAAGGACACCATCGTCCGTGAAGTCAAAAATTACGCAAGGAGGCTGATGCCGTGAAATCAGTTATGGACAGCGTTTGCGAATACCTTTCCGGGTGTCCGCTGCTCGACCCGAAACTTCCGGTCTACCTTGATTATGTGGACGATAACGACTGCTACTGTGTGGCTACGGTTCCGAATGCTCCTTTCCGCAAGGATATTCTCGGCAACCGTATATACACGGTGACGTTCCAGTTCGCATATCGCACGGCTATCGGCAGCGATGTGGAACGCGGAAAGAATGTTGAATTTCTGGAGCAGTTCTGCCGCTGGATAGATGAGCAGAATGACCGGCGCAGCTTCCCCGCTCTGGCGAAGAATCAGACCGGACAGAGCCTCAAGGTAATAGAGACCGGCTGTCTTGACGAGACCGCCGAGGACAGGGTAACAGGCGTTTATTTAACGCAGTTACAGTTTATTTATAAGGAGAGATGTTAACATGGCAATCACAGGAACAGGCGCAGTAGAGCGCGAACAGAGCATACTTTTTATCCAGATCAACGGGATATGGTATCCCATCGGCGAGGACAACGAGAGTATGGAGCGTACCCGCAACAATACGGTCACACAGACCAAGAACGTTCTCGGAAAGACCAAGACTAAGGTTGTAAAAGGCAATCAGGTGACATCAGTTTCACCGTTCCTCGTTGCAAGGGATTCCGCGCTCGGCAAGGAACTGTATGAGATAGACCGCCTGAACAAGCAGCTTGACGAGGTCAAGTACCGCTTTATGGAGGTCTCTATTTTTGATAAAAAGGGCGATGAAAAGTTCGCGGCATGGACGCAGGAAGCGAAGATCGACCTCAAGAGCTGGGGCGGTTCTGCTGCCGATGGTCTGACAGCTCCGTTCGACATCGTCTGGGAGGGCGACCGCACATACGGTATATATGACCGCGCGGCGAACACATTCACCAGTGACGGCGGTATCGAGGAGCTGACGGTCGTTTCTACCGCAGGCGGCTCTGCGACCAGTACGGTGCTGCTGGTGTCCCCGCAGCTCAGCACCGGTAATCATTATGTGTACAAGGGCGGCGCGTCCGCTCAGACCGTCACTGAGGGGCAGGACGTTACAAGCTGGGCGGCGCTTTCCCCCGGTACCGCTATCACCCTGACCGGGTCACCGGCGACCATCACGGTAGTCGAGGCTGACGCGGCGGGTAAGGCTGTTAAGGCTGGAAGCGTTACGGCGGTGTACGGGTCGTAAAGTGACATTTTCTGCTTGACTTTATCCTCTGGGTGTGATATAATGTAGAAAAATCACATCTGGAGGGTTAAGTTTATGAAAAGTAAAATTACAGCCATTATTGCAATGCTAGGTATTTGCTTATCATTGTCTGCATGTTCGCAGACTGGGAATCAGTATGAAAGTAGCGCTACCAGTGTATCTACCTCAACAACTTTTGGCACAGAGCTTGCTGAACCCGAAGAGCATGGTACATCTGCATATGTTGATTACTTGTTCTATAAAGCAAAAGCTGACTCCGAAACTGCTACCGAAGAAGATCTTCAGTCGGCACTTGATTGGTTAAAAAATAATGTTGATAACATATTTGACAATCAGGAAAGCATGGAGCTTGCAATGTATAACGGGGAACTGCTTGAAAGGAAATACAAGGACAGTGGCAATTCCTTTGAAAAAATAGGATGGCAGGCTTACAAAACCGTAAAATACGTTTACCGCGGTGCTGAAAGCGTTGATGATCAGGCGACGATAGACAATTATTCGGAACTGAAGGATCTTCTTTCATCTGCCGATAAGATTTCATAACTTGAGCAATTGACATAAAGAGCGCCACTGAAATGGCGCTCTTTTTCGTGGAGGAATTTATATGAACACAATGAAATACACAGTAACTCCCGAATCCCCGGTTGATATCGAAATATCCGCCAACGGCGAAACACATAATATCAGCTTTTACCCGACAGACCTTGCTGTTCGTGAACGGTTCTACCAGACCTACGAAAACCTGAAGAACTACAAGCCTAAAGAATTTAAGGTCGTTGTCGATAAGAACGGCGTTTCGAACGCCGAACTGGAGAACGCAAAGGAGCTGCGCCGCTTTGCCGAGTTCCTCGGCGAGCAGGTAGATGGAATCTACGGCGAGGGAACAGCGAAGATCCTCACAGGCGGGCGCTGCGAGCCTTCGGAGCTTATCCGTTTCATCTGCGAAACTGCAAAGTACTTCACCCAGACCTCCGACCAGCTTATCAGGCACTACACCGAAGCGGTTCAGGGCGGTGTGATGAAGTGAATTACCTGCTTGAACAAATGCCGCAGGCTGTCCTGATCGACGGCGAAGCGGTACCTATAAGTACAGATTTCCGGGTATGCCTGCGAATAATTCAGGCACTGGAGGACGAGCGGCTCATGGAACATGAAAAGCTGACTGTGCTTATTACGCTCCTCTATCCGGATCCGCCGAAAAATACAGCCCTTGCAATTGAGCAGGGGCTGAAATTTTTAAATCTCGGCGAATCTGTTGACGGCGGCAAGGCTCGTCAGCAGATAGTGTACAACCTTAATAAAGATTCAGCGTACATTTACACGGCGTTTAAAAGCACTTTCAACATAGATTTAAACACCGTTGAAAATCTTCATTACTGGAAGTTCCGCAGTCTTTTTGCCGACCTCGGCAGGGACTGCTTTTTTAATACACTCATAAGTCTGCGTTCACGGCAGCGTTCCGGGAAACTTTCGGACAGCGAAAAGGAATTCGTCCGGAAGAACCCGGAGATTATGTCCCTGACTGAGCATAAGCACAGCAGCGCCGTGCAGGACTTTATCTCGAAGATAGGAAGGAGAGGATAGCATGTCACAGGCTGACGGATATGTCCGTATCGTCACGCAGAACGATGTTTCTGAAGCGCAGCGCTCCACGGAGCAGCTCGGAGATACGATTCAGGAAGCGCTGGATACAACTCCTGCAGACAACATGACCAATGCCATGGGAAGTCTTGAGGACGGCATTTCCGACACAGGAGATGCGGCGCTCAAGACAGGCGACATAATCAAGGCTAATCTGGTCTCGGAAGCTGTTACGCAGGGAATACAGAAGCTAGGTTCGGCGTTAAAGGCTGCTGCCAGCAATGCAGTTTCAATGGCTATGAGCAATGAAACTGCATTTGCAAAAGCAAGTACATTACTGAGCGGGGACGATTTAACTAAATACTTTGAGGGACTTATAGAAATGTCCAATCGCACCGGAGTTGCCTTTACAGATCTTGCAGAATCAATGTATTCTGCTTTATCAGCAGGCGTTCCGCAGGACAACGTCCTTGAATTCGTTGAAAATACCGTAAATCTTTCAAAAGGCGGATTTACCCAGACTGCTACTGCAATAGATATCGTCACAACTGCATTGAACGCTTATCAGATGGAGATGTCAGAAGCTACTCATGTTCAGGATGTTCTCATCACGACGCAAAATCTCGGTAAAACCACCGTCGATGAACTTGCTTCAAATATGGGTAAGCTGATCCCGACTGCAAACAGCGTTAACGTTGCGTTCGACCAGCTCGGTGCCATGTACGCAACGGTTACGGCAAACGGCGTTGCCACTGCTGAAACCACGACTTACCTCAATGCCATGATAAATGAGCTTGGAGCTTCCGGATCGACCGCCGAAAAAGCAATGCAGGCTGCTACTGCCGGAACCGATATGGCTGGCAAAAAATTCTCCGAGATCTCGGCGATGGGATATGACGTTACAGACGTTCTCAAGCTGATGGATGAATATGCACAGTCTACCGGAAAATCTCTGTCGGATATGTTCTCTTCGTCTGAAGGAGCTAAGGCGGCTTCTATCCTGCTGTCGAATATGGAGGGTTTCAAGAGCAATATCACTTCCATGATTGATTCCGCCGGTGCTGCTTCTGCCGCTGCGGAGACCATGATGGACACTACTGCTGAGAAAATTCAGGTTGCAAAGAATCAGATAGATAATCTGACCAGCTCCATTGCTGAACAACTTCTTCCCGTAATTGGCGAAACTGCTCAGGAGATATCAGACGTTGCTGATTCCAGTAAAATAGACGAAACTGCAAAAGTTGTCGGGAATTTTATTTCTGGAACGCTGACGCTGCTGCTCAAAAACATCAACCTTATTGCCTCGGCAGTCACCGGTGTTACCGCTGCCGTCATCGCTTTCAAGACCGCGAATGTGCTGACAAAAGTGATTGCAAGCTGGCAGACCGCTGCTTTGCAGGTCACTATGCTCGGAAACGCTCAGGGAGCGGCTGCAATCAAGAGCGCTGCGCTGAAAGGCGAGCTTACAGCGCAGGAGATAGTCTACGCCGTACTTAGTGGCAAACTTGATGTTGCCACAGCAAAGCAGATTGCCCTCAATACAGCTATGAATATGAACCCCGCAGGTATTATTGCCGTTGCGGTAGGGTTGCTTGCAACTGCCCTCACAGGTTTCGCAATCAGCGCCGGAACAGCGGAATCCGCAGCCAAAGAGCTGAATGACGCTATTGACCAGATGCATGATTCTGTTGAAAGCTCTATCGCCGACAACGAAGCCGAAATGTCAGTGCTGAAGGATAAGGTCAAGAGATACGACGAACTCCGCACTGCCGTAAGTCTGACTTCCGACGAGCAGAAGGAACTCTCAACTCTGGCACAGGAGCTTCAGAGCGTTCTCGGCGATGAGGTTACGGTCGTAGACCAGCTCACAGGAAAGTACAATGATCTGACAGACGCGGTCGATACCTATGTTCAGAAAAAAACTGCTTCCGTGAAGCTGTCAGCATATGAGCAAGAGGCAGCTGAAGCATATAATATTAAGCGTAATGCGGAGAATAAGCTAAAAGAACTTAATGAAAAATACGGCGGACTAAACTCCGATGACTACTTCGCCAAAATCAAAGCGACAGCTACTGTATTTTCTGATTACGGGAACACTTTGGCGGCAGGACAACAGTTTGAGGCGGACGTTAAAGCTGCACAAAAAGCCATAGAAGAAGCCGATAAAACAATATCGGAATGGCAGAGCCTTGCGTCAGAATCCTACAAGGACGGCATTACTGCTTCCGGGACAAAAACCCCTGCCTCCACCAGCAGCAAGCAGACTGAACCCGCTAACAGCCTCCCCGATTACTGGAAACAGAAAAGCGAGGATTTCAAGTACTGGAAGGAATCCTACAAATACGATTACGATATGGGGCGCATATCCGCCGAGGAGTATTACACTACCCTTGCATCGCTCCGCGATGAGTTCCTTGAGAACGAATCGGACGAATGGCGCTCGGTCAACGTCGAAATAAAGAAGTACTACGACAGCTTATCCGAGGAGCAAAAAAAGGCATACGAAAAGCGCCTTGAGGAGCAGAAAAAAGCAGATGAGGAAGCCAAAAAAGCCGCGGAACAGGCAGCCGCCGAAGCCATTGCCGCCCGGAAAGCGGCATACTCCGAAGAAAAATCCCAGCTTGAATTTAAGCTGAAAACCAACCATATCACGGAGAAAAAATACTATTCCGAACTTGCTAAGCTCCGGGACAAGTACCTCGACAAAAACTCCGCCGAATGGCGCAGCGCGTTCCTTGAGACCTACGAATACAATCAGAAGATGATCCAGGCGAACAAAGACGCTCTGGAGCAGCTCCTGAACGACGCCAGCGACACCACGCTGTCCGCTCTGGAGAAGATAGTTTCCGCGCGGGACAGCCTGACGGCTAAGCTTACAGACTTCAACAAGACGTTCGAAAAGGTCACCGAAACCATTCCGGAAACGGTGGCGGTCAAGGGTGATTTCACTATCACCACCGCCGAGCATGATGTCGAGACCTACAAAATGGGCGCTGACAGCATTGAGGATAACATCAAGGTTCTTGAGGAATATGGCGCAATGCTGGACGCTCTCAAGGCGCGCGGCGCTGATGAAAGCACGCTCAGCTCCATACTGAACATGGATATTGAGGAAGGCATGGAGTTCGGCTCTAAGCTGCTCAATATGTCGGATCAGGCATGGAACAGCTATTTCGACAGCCTTGAGCGGCTCCACAGGACAGCCGCAGAAATATCCGCGAAATACTATCAGGACGAGGTCAACAGCCTCAAGGAGAACTTTGTGGACAAGCTCCGCAGCGCGTTTGACGGCATGACCAGCGACATGTATCAGGTCGGATTCGACACCGCAAAAGCGTTCGTCGAGGGCTGGAACAAGCAGCTCGGAACCGAGGATCTAACCCTCGGCGATATCGCTGCCGCGGTGAGCGGCGGAACGCTGTCCACTGCTCCTGTCGCCGCCCAGAGCATGAGCGCAGCCGGAACTGTGCTGAGCGGCGCGACAAAGCTGATGTCCCAGATCGTAAACGTCCCGGTTTATATCGGTACGCAGAAGCTTGCGGACGTCATGGTAGATGTCACGAATGGCAAGATAATTCAAACCGGCAAAAATGTGCTTATGACTTGAGAGGTGATGTTTTATGATGTGGTGGAACGGAGAACCGCTGCCGACACCATCCCCGGGGATATCCTTTGAGGAGCGTATCGTTGAGGGAACCAACAGCGGACAGACCCTCGGCGGTTCCTACTCCAAGAAGATAATCGCCCGGAAAGAGGACGTCCGTGTAACGTGGGAGGGGCTGACCGCCGAGGAAAGCGCCGCAATCGGCAAAATCGACGCCAGCACTTACGGAATGCTGACATACTACAGCCCGTCGAAAGGCAAATTTCTGACGAAAACAATGCATGTCGAAAGCCATACGCAGGATATCAACGAAGCGGATATCCAGCTTGGGAAGTTCCAGGGAGATATCAGCGTAACTGTGCAGTTCCGCGAGAAATAAAGGAGGCTTAAAGGTGTTTTTAATTACCTTTTCAAAAGCCGGTCAGGAGGATATCGTTCTGACCGAGGACGATCTGTTCGACTTTCAGTACGAGGCGAGCTGCTACTCCGGCGAGACCTTTGAACTTGGCGGCGTGAATGCGAAAACGCTGTACCTGCTCATTGATAACAATACGCAGCGTTTCTCCCGGGGCACATTCGCGAACTGCCGCGTAAAGCTTGAGATAGACGGGAAATTTTTCGGCTACTACAATACGGAGCTTCCGAAGCGCCGGAACGGCGTGATAGAACTTACCGCATACGACGATATGGTGAAGCTGGACACCGAGTTCCCGACCGATTACACGTTTCCGCAGACGTTCTGGGCTGTGTATGCTCAGTGCGTATTTGAAGCCGGGCTTGCTTCCGAGGTGTCGTTCGACAACGTTGTCCTTAACGGTGCATGGGACAACGGCATTATTTCCGCTGATTACACGCAATATATCTACGCTAATTCCTGCCGCAATCTGGTGGCGGGAATGGCAGAGTGGAACGGCGGTTATGCACATATCAACGATGATGGGAAGCTCCAGATAGACAAGTTTTCCAAGATTGTGAGCCGGGAATACCGCTCCGGCGACCTGATGGAGCTTGACTACAGCGACGAAACCGTAACGTTCTCAAAGGTAAAGACCTCGCAGAAGAACAAGACCTATGAGATGGGAACGGACGATGGGTATACGCTTGTTCTTAATAATCAGTATATCGGCTATGGGCTTGATGATACGTCGTTCGAAACGGCGCTGGAGCAGATATACAACTACTACAAGGGCTTCGACCTTACGCCGATGTCGTTCACGCTTGCCGAGCCTGATTTTGACCTGCGTATCGGCGACAGAGTTAAGGTTTATGATGAGGAGGAGCAGGTTGCCATTACCGGCAATGTTTCCAAGATAGCGATATCCGGGAACTGCTCCATGACCGTCACCTGCGGCGGGTTTGAGAATGTGTCCAGTTCAAGCGGCTTTACGCCTACTTCCTATAGTCAGATTCAGCAGAGCAAGCAGGATGCAAAGACAAGCAGTCAAACCACTGGCGGAACTTTGAATGAATACAAATACCTGACCAACACCTCCGTGAAGTTCAACGGCGTGACATACACGGTCGAAAAGGACGCGGAAACCGGGCTGATATCCAAAATCAGCGACAGCGCGGGAAACGAGTTCGAGCCGGAAATATCGGCGGGTATAACCGATGTGGCTGCGCATAACGCGGTGTTCTGGGCTGTGGCGATGTGCAGGGGAATAAGCAAGATGGCATTTATAATGGACGGAATATTCGGAATGTTCACGCCCGATACGCGGGATATTGCGAACAGTCGCTGGAGAAATTCTGTTTCCGGATACAACGATATCACGCTTTCCGGAGGCTCGGAAAACGGTAGCGCTTTGCATTTTAATCCCGGGGAGTATGGTTCGCTTATTTGCGATGAGCCGAATACGGTTTATTGTGTGACTGACGTGGAGTTTAAGCAGGTTTCGTCAGAAACATGGATTCCGCTTATTACTAAAAAGATAGCGCCAGACAGACCCAATTATGGTTACGATTTATTCAGCTTATGTTTGGCAGACAAACGGAACCTATTATCGTTTTCAGCCATTATCTGCGATATAATTTCCGAAGCGGATTCTTCGGAAATTCACACAGTTTGCTATACGCGGGACAATGGCAAGGCATACCTGTATATTGATTCTGTGCTTGTAGGTACGCAGCTCAGCGTATATCGCGGAAATTACAGCGGTAATATGCTTCTAAATTATTCAAGCAGAGGAGGGGTGATTCCCTCGGAACATGAATTAGGTGGCAGCAATTTTTATATGTGCGCTTTTGGCTCTCAATATCACGATGAAGCAACGGTGCGTAACAACTCAGCGTACTTAATGAAAAAATACAAAATAGGAGGTAACACATGACATCAAAGACGATAGCGCTTTCGGGCGCGGAAATAAGGGCAGATTACAGCGGCGGGACGAACGCCTGGCTCAGGAACGACGGCACTGCAACGGTGTACGCGTCCACTGCTCCCGCCGTAACGCCCGGAGCTGACGGAGTAGTCAGCATTCCGGCGGGACAGGCTGCGGCGATTTACGGAGCCTGCGGAGCGGTGTATCTGCTTGGCACGGGTTCAGTGATGCTCGTCGGGAGCGATTACACAGCATGCCCTTTTAAGACGTCAGCACAGGGCGGCTCGGGTGCTGACGATGTAGCAAGAGCCGCCATTGAGGCTCATGCGGCTGACGCGGATATCCACGTTACAGCCGATGAGAAGGCATACTGGAATACGCTGAGCGGCAAGAACGAGCTTGACAATCCGGATTTCCGGGTAAATCAGCGAGGACAGAACGAGTATTCCACCGGCTACACCGTGGACAGGTGGTATATCTCCACTGATAAGTGCAAAGCTGCTCCGGAAACCAACGGAATCCGCCTGACTGCTACAGCAACGCTGACTTCAAATACCCATGCGTTCTGGCAAAACATTGAATTCCCGCTGGCTCCCGGAAAGTACACGCTATCTCTCAAGGCAGCGGACGTCACCGGAGTATGGGCCGCGCGTATCCGCACTGTGACCGCAGCCGGGGACTACGTTGACAGCTACTATACTCCCAGGCTTCAGGCTGGCATAAACAGTGTGACGGTAGATCTTTCTGACAGCGAGTACATATCAGCGGTATCCATCGGGTTCAACAAGGGCAACGAAGCCGGGAACTCCCTGAAGCTCGCATGGGCGAAGCTGGAGGGCGGTTCACTGGCGACGCCGTTCGTTCCGCCCGACTACGCTGCGGAGCTTGCGAAGTGCCAGAGATTCTACCAGGTCAGAACCACAAACGACATCGACCCGCTCGACCTGCGCCCCAGCATGAGAACCATAACGGACATCAAGGCAGTAGAAGGAGGATACGCATATGTCGCAGAATTATGATGAAATCATCGAACCGCGCGAAAATGACGAGCAGCGTGCTGCCCGGGAAAGCCGGCTCAGAGCAGCCGAGATATCCCGCAGATTCGCGGAGATTGACCGGGAGCGTATACGTCCGCTTGCGGCAATAGTCGCAGGCGTCGGCACTGACGAGGACAAGAGCAGGCTCAAGGCGCTTGAGGAAGAAGCGGCACAGCTCCGTGCGGTGCTCGCAGATATGGAGGATAAAGATGAAAATAATTGATAAGCTCATTCCTATTAATAAGTATAACCGCCCAGGAAGCAAGTCAACTCCGAAGCGCATATGTGTGCATTATACCGGACAGGCTGGAACTGATGCGGACAGGTTGGCGCTGTTTTATTCGAATGTCGCAACGGGAAGATTTCCTAATAAGCCGAACAACTGGACGAGCACGCAGTACATAGTCGGACTGAACGGCAAGGTAATCCGTGTTGTTCCCGATAACGAGACAGCCTATGCCGCAAGTGGCAAAAACGCCGGAACGCTGCATATCGAGGTCTGCTATTCAAAGGCAAGCGGAGAATTTGAAACAGCGTCTATGTCGGCTCTGCGCGAACTGGTACAGTACCTTATGAAGAAGTACAATATCTCGGCTGGAAATGTCCTGCGGCACTATGACCTGACAGGTAAATACTGCCCGTGGTACTATGTTGATGAGAACCGCTGGGCTGTTCTGCATGAATATATAACGTCCGCTGCTGTCGATCAGAAGAATCTGTACCGTGTTCAGGTCGGAGCGTTCAGCAGCAGGGAGAATGCCGAGCAGTATATGAATAAGGTAAAAGCCGCAGGGTTCGGCGCTTTTATTGTGGAGGTGGATAATAATGCTTAACAAGCTGGCTAAGCTTATAAACGTTAAATCTATCGTTACGCTGGTACTTACCGGCGTATTTTCTTA